AGCTTCCAGTTTTGTGATCATGTGCGATACTCTGTCAAGATTGACAGTTGGGCCTTCTGGGTGTCCAAGTTCCCCAAACGCACGACCTTCAGCAACAAATTCTTTATTGTAACGAGCAACCTCTTTATTCAAAACTGAGAAAGGGTAAACTCGCCCGTTACGATTCTTTTGATCCGCCTGCATAAAGATGCCACGGATTTTCATTTCTTTACCACCACCTTCTTTTTCTTCAGTGATGTATTCTACTTCTTGTATCTGTTCTGCAATAAGTTTCATGTTCTTCCCCTTATGCGTGATGTGCCACTGGTGTTAGTTTCACATCAGCAGAAGCTGCAAAAACTTTATCTGATGGTTCCTTAACAACCATCTGTGCAGCGTTTGAACCAAGGGTAAAAGAACCCTGAGTTACATCAGAAGAATTACAAACCGTAACCAACTGTGCAGATGCATTTGTATTGATGCAGTAAACAACTGTTGCACCATCGAATGCCGCTCCAGATGCAGCAGAGGTTGCAGCGCTTACTTCACTTCCTAACATTTTTAGTTTCATGGTCTTTTCCTAAATTGATAACATTTCTGTCTCAAAGTAGTCCATAAGTTTCTTTGGCGGAACTTTAAACTCTTTTGAAACACTATTTATAGTTTTGTCAAAAGTATTTAGGAAATCAGATGGTTTCGCATCCATTTCCTTGAAAATAGCATCCACAGCCTTACGCATCTTAGGAGATAACTTCTTATACTCCTTAGATTGTTTATGTTCGTCCTTTTCTGGCAACTCTCTATAGAGTTCAGAAATAGTCTTACTCACTATCTTCTTCTACCTCTGGAATGTGATGAGTTACGAATGTTTTCGCAACCTCTTGTCTTTTAGTTTCTAGTGCATCACCCACTTTTGCAGCAAGTGCTTGGTTGAATTGTGCTTCTGCACCAAGATTATCACCAGTTGCAATAGAGTCTACAAAGTCTCTTACTGTATCCATCATTTATCTCCTTTTGTTGGGTCGTTTTGTGCGAACATTCCATCATCTGGAGCTCCCATTTCACCACCCTCTTCATCTTTAATTTGATCTTCAATCTCTTGAATATCTTCATCAGACATTCTAAGAATGTTCTTCTTAACATACTCTTTAGAGAAGTATGTACCAACATATGATTCAATCTGTCCAAGCATGTCTAGACGCTCTCTAAGAATTTCTGCATTCTTGAGTTCTGTGAAGTGTCCATCTTGTAGATAATCAAATTGAATGTGTTCTTTGATTGTATCCCATTCTTCTACTGCAATCACACCTTTAAGAACAAGCTGTGTTTTAAGAATGTCTGCAAACAGAACGGAAAACTTCTTACGAAGTCTTTGTACAAACTTAGTAAACTTCAGTTCATCTCTTGTAATGTTATCAGAACGTCCAATAGAGAACCCTGTCTCTTCTGCAAGTCTTGATACTGGTACGTTCAATGAACGATAAAGTTTCTTTTGGAAGTATGTGATATCATCAATCTCGCCAAGGTTTGAACCGCCAGGCAAGGTTGTGATTTCTGTACCACGGCCACCTTCTCTACGAGGCAACCAGAAATCTTCCAACATTGACATGTGGTTTCTATCGTCACGAATTTCACCAGTTCGTGCATCATACACCAACTTGTTACGATAACGATTCATCACATCTTTTAGGTATGCCTCTGCCTTAATCTTAGGCAAGTTACCCACATCAATATAGAAAATACGTCTTTCAGGCGCACGAGAAATACGATAGATAACTAACGCATCCTCAATCATACGCAACTGATTGACAGGTTTGATTGCTTTGTTAAGATGAGAAAGGACTGTGCCTTTGTGCATGTCCACCAAACCAGATGGACAATATGTAATTGCATCAGGGCTAATCTTTACACCAGTTGATGTACCAGTGTTTTGATCTATACCCTTGTCATTGTATAGATAAAAATCATCGACTTTACGAACAATCTCAAGTCCTGTCTTTTTATCTACTTCTTTTCTTTGTTCTCTGACCTTCTTAATCTTACGAGGGTCAATGTATCTAATTTCTTGCAGTCCCTTACGAGGTGACTTGTTATCAATAATCTTATGATAATAAAGTCTACCATCTACATACCAACGTCTGAAAATATCATGGCCTTTGGAATTGAAATCCAATAGACGCAATACCTCATTAAATTCTTCACGAATTTTATGTTTGATATTTGCAGAGAGGTCTAGTCTGTCGAGGGAGAGTGATACCGATTGATCTCTTTCATCAGAGACAATTGCTTCGTTTACAATATCTTCAATTGCACTGTCACACTCTGGTTGTTGTGCAATATCACGATATCTACGAATTAAATCAAGTTCATTGCGATCACGGCCATCCATATCAAGGATAGACGCATAGTGTCCACCACCTGATACGATATCAAGCGTGCCATCGTCAGTAGAGGGAGAGGTGAAACCATCACCACTCCCACTCTGATTCGCCCTTGTGATTCTGAAACCAAATAGTTCCGCCATACTATAATTCTCCTAGTCTTACCCAACTATTTAGTCGGATTGTAAAACTAGATTATACGTTACTAGCGGAGAAACTTGTATATCTCCAAGTTACATCAAATGATTCAATATCACTTACGGTGTCGTATGACAATTCGATTGGTGCAACAACAGTTGGCCAACAGTTTCTTAAAGTGTAAGACTTCAGAATTCTGTCATCTCTATCCAATTGTTCTACTCTCAATTGAGCAGTGTATTGGGATACATTGACAAGTCCTGTGTTTTCTTCAAGATCATTGATACCATTCATCCAACGCTCAATTGCGTTACGAACCATGAAATCAGTGTCGTTGATTACTGTAGTTGTCCAAGTTTCAAAGGTTCTGTCACCAGCAAGGAACAATTGACGCCCTCTAAAGTTTACAGTTACCTCTGGAATTGTCTGGCCAGGCAACGATGTTGCCTTAACCAAATATTGTGTTCTTACTATATCTAAACCTGTAGCGATTGCTGGGGGTGTTGTCATAATGACACGATACTGGTTAGCTCTTGCACCACCACCGATAAGGTTAGATTTAAAATCGTCAATACTAGCCATTTTTTATCTCCTTATCCGCCAATCTCACTGAAAGAAACACCAGTTCTAACAGCAATGAAGTTTAGTCTAATGAAGTTAATCGAACGAGCTGGTTTGATGTAGATATCTCCAACAAACTCATTTCTATCAATTACTTCACCAGTGTTGTTTGTTTCGTCAGCAACAACTGAGAAGTCTGTGATACCTCTACGTCCTTGAACATCTCTCAAGAATGGTTCTACCAAGTTACGGAACTGAGCTTGAGTGAACTCATCGTTGAACTCAAACAGTTGGAACTTAGCAGCAGTAGCAATTGCCTTCTCAAGTACAAGGAACAATCTGCGAACATTGATTCTGTCAAATGCACTTGGGCGTGCAAGTGCAGTTTTGTCACCAAACAGAACTGTACCTTGGCCTGGGAATGTGCAGACAGGGTTAATGCGAGCAGGATATAGAATATCCCTCTGTGCTTTTGTTGGGTTAAATGCAAGTTTTACTGCACCACGAATTTGACCTCTGTTATAACCTGCTGGTGAGAACCAAGGATCTGCAACATTGTCTGTATTCGCAGCAAGTCCAGCAATATCACCGTTCAATGGAACATAACGATATACATCGTTGTACTTGTCGTACATGTATTTGTATCCACTGTCGAATACTGCGTAGGAAGTACTTGCAAGTTGGTCAAAGAAACCTTTAACATTGTTTGTTTGTGCAACACCTGTTGTTACACCAACAACGTCTGCTCTACGAGGTGAAATGAACGCAACACAATCTTTACGGAATTCGCAAAGGTCGATAATGTTTGTTGCATGTGTTACACCGTTAAGAGATGCTGGAGCTTGTCCAGCAATAATTAGGTTAATATCAACCGTATCTGGGTCTGAAAATACTTCATATGCAATGTCCAATTCACCAACGGTTGGAGCAAGAGGACTTGCAGTACCATCTGTACCACCAGTAAGTGTGTCAGTAAGAACACCAGCTTTACCCGCTGTAGATGCCATTGTTGTACCAGATGCTGGGTTTGTACCAGCATTTGTCAAAGATGCATCGTGATCCATCCAACGAACATAGTTTGAACCAGCATTTACTACGTTTGCATAGAAGTTAGAACCACCTTGTGGAGTTCTTGCGTTAGCTGCCTGAGAAACGAAACCATATGTTTCGATTACGGATGTTCCTCTTTGTCCAGCAAGATCATTGTCATAACCAGTGATACCACCAGTTGCGTCATAGACTACAACGTGCATTTCATCTGCACTAATGTTTTTGTCAGCAGCCCAAGGTGATGTGCCTGGAGCACCGTCAAACAAGTCGTAGAATCTCCAACGTCTGCGAATTGCAGTGTTATCGGCAATGATAGATTTGATACCGCCACCATTAGCGTTATCTAATTGACGAACAGTAAGATCGTTAACTGCTATTGCAGTAACCTCATACTGTTGTCCGTCTGTTTCTTGGAAGTAAACAATGTCACCGACATTGAATTCTGTACCGTCATCAACTGTTACTGTGGTGTCGCCAACAGCAAGAGCACCATCTGTTAATGAAGTAGTTGTTTCTTCATATGCAGTTGCGTTTGAACAAACTGATACTGCTAGAGCATTACCA